GCCAGTTGTGCGCGAGAAATAGCCATTACTTAATCTCCCGTAAATACCAGTTGAGTCAGCGGTTGTTTGAGAAGCAAACGCCCGCGTGGCTGCGTTGAAATGTGCGTTCAATCGAACAAGAAGATGAGCACCCGCTGACGCATAATCATTGTTAGCGTCATCATCAACCAAACCTACAATACGCAAAGGTAGCGTTGCAGTGGTGGCAATAGTGCTTACGCCTAGTTGAGAGTTAGACTTGCCTGTATCGGTAGAACCGGTACGAGCAGAAGTTCCCAAACTAGCATTAGCAAAAACAGCCGCCAAGGCAGTGGCTCGGTCAGTGAGGGTGGCATCCGCCGCTACGACGAACAGTTGGTTGGGGTTATCAGCCACAAGAGCTTTTACCGGGTAGTTGGTGTCTACCGACACGCTACCTGATCCGGGCCAGTAGTTAAGCCATACAGGCTTCTTCTGGGTGGAATCGTGGTATTGAACCCCGACGAGAACACCAAGGGCTTGCGTTGTGCCGCCATTGGTGGCTCCAGCTTGGTCGATTACGCCTGCGGCAAGAGGAACAACAATTGAACCATTAAAAATGGCATTGGTGTTGTTACTGGCAATTTCATACTCAGTAACCCCGGTGCTATTAACACCGCTTCCTACTAGACCAACAGGACGAAGACCAAAGGCAGTTTCTTGATTTGCCATGAGATAGTTTCTCCGTTCTGTGCGGCCCTATTTTTTGGGGCCGCCAAAAGTTACACGACTCTGACGCTCGGATTTCCCGATTGTCATCGTTGGATGAGCGTTTTCTCGCAACATATCACTTTCAACAGCTTCCATTTGATCCGCGTTTCGTTGAGTAAAGTACTCAGCGCGTTCTTGAACTGTCTCAAGCGGTATGCGAGCGAGCATTAATCCACCCACACCAAACACACCTTCATATTTACCTGAGTCGATTACCGGCGCTTCAAACTCGGGGTATTCGTCTTGCCGTACTAGCTCATAGCCTTCCCGCAACCTTGCAGAAATGTTTTTCGTGTCGTCAAAACCACGCACTTCTGCACGAATCCACCGATGTTTATAGCCCTCCGGAGCAGGCGGTGCATCTAGCATAGACGGGGGAGCCCAAGGCTTACGCCGTCCCTGTTTCTCCCTTGTCGCTGCTTCACGTGAGGAGCGTTTAATGCCCTCAAAGCTTTTCTTCTCTTCGGACATGGTATTACTCCTTAACGTATTTCGCGTATTCTTCAAGCGGCACTCCCAACTTTTTAGCAATTGCTACTTGGGTCGGGGAGAGTTTGACCCTTTTACTGCGCCCAGATGAACGAGAGACGCCAGCCACCGTTTGAGCGGGTTTGCGGCTAACGGATTGTCCTTCTCCAAATTTATGCGGAAACTCCCGCTTAATTCTAGAGTCAAGCTCATTATAGTAGTCATCACTTGTGGGATCAAATCCTTCATCTTCAATAAGTCTTTTATGAATCCCAAAAGCAGCAAAAGTCATTGCTTCATCTTGACCAAACCATGAGTTTCGACCGGCCCAGTTTTCTGCCTTTCCGTCCGGTTTAATTTCTTGTTGAACCTGTTGCTGTTGTTGTGCGGCTTGTGCGGCCTGTTGTTGGTAGTACTGCTGGGCTTGCGCGTTTTGCTGGGCTTGTCGTTGCGCGGTAGAGTAGTTATTTACAGCTACAGACAAGTTGGTTAGGTCTTTTTGAGCACTAACGGTAGCATCCGCATCGCCCAATTCCACGGCACGGCGGAGTTTTTCTTCCGCTTGTTGTTGTTGCAACGCCAAACGCCCACCATATTCGGACATGTAGCCTTGGTCCAAATTCTCCATCCTCTGTCGGATTTGAGTGGATTCTGCTTGAACGTTTTTGGCGTAAACTAACGCCTCTTCGCGCTCTCTCTCCGCATCCCGCATTTTCTTTGTTAAGCGATTAATGCGTTTTTGAACAGATTCACTGTACTGTTCTATTTCTTGTTCTTCGGGTTCAGAGGCCGGAGCAGAGGATTCTTCTGCATCAACCAAAGATTCAACCTCAACTTCTGTTTCTTGAGCATCACCTACATCTAACTCAAATTGAGCTTCTTCCGCAGCATTAGCCATGCTGATTACCTCCTTAAAGACTCAGAATATCTTCTGGGTTATCTATGGTTGCTAAAATTTCATCATCGTTCAAAATTCGGCATTCTCCGCCGTCAATACGGAACCTAGATCCCGCATATCGGGCAAAAACTACCCAATCTTTTTCCTGACACCACGCTCCTTCGGGAAACTTTTCGGCGTCTCTGTAACAAAGAGGACCTTGCTTTATCACATATCCAACTACTGTTTGAATCTGTGTGTCGTCTAACACTTTGTTAGGGATATAGATGCCTCCGTCCGTGGTTTCTTTTCCACGATACGGGAGAATTAACATTCTCCACCCGGTTGGTTGCGGCATACGAGACAAAAGACTTGTGTCCATAGAAGTCGGATCAAGTACTTTTGGTTGAGGTGCTTTATATAAAGCTTTTACGCCTTCTGCGGCGGCTTCAAGATCGACTTTTTCAGCCAAATCAGTCATTTGATAGCTCCTGTTGTTCTAGCAGGCCCGAGAGTTCCTGTGCAATAAAGTTAAGTGCCGATAGCTCGCCCATTAGGTTTTGATAATGCTCCATCGACTTTACGTGGTTGTTTTCTAACAACTCTAAAATTTGAACACGGCGATCTTTTATGGCTCGTTGAATAAACTGAGCTAGGTATAAAGAATCCACATGCGCTCCATCTTAGAATATCTTATCTATATAACACGACAATCTAAGAGAGGCAACTAATATGTCCACATCACGGGGCTGGTGGTACGAATATCAACGTGAACAAACGTTTTTGCCACGCCTATGCCGTTAAAGCCTAGCTTCAAAGCTTCTTCTACAATCTTTCGACGTTCTATGCCATTGTCTGCATGAATGTCCGCCGCGATGCCCTGCGCGTGTGTTCCCGGCTTAATTTTGGCTTTTTCTATGGTATGGCTTGGGGATCTGTACCCCGAAGTTATGTGAAACGGAAAGTCACACGCTTCGCGAAGTTCGTCTAATTTGCTAACAAGCTGCGAAGATATTTCATTTTCTCCCGTTTCTTGACAAGCAAACTCTTCTTTCTTGAAATATTTGTAGCTCATTCTTTTTTGCCAAGAAACAACCCGAACGCGCCCGTGAGAGCGCCTGTCATAACCGAAACCAATGCCGCTTGCTCTGGATTTGGATCGGGCAGTCCCATAAACCACTCAACTGTTCGGTAGGTCATTGCAATCATGGCAAACATTAACAATCTGGGAATAATCCGCCACGCGTTCAACTGCTCCGGGGTCATTGTTTCCTAAGCTTCATGAGCTTGTCAGCACCACGGATTCCAAATGACGCAGATACTGCAAGAAACAATAAATACTGATACCAATCTGGCAAAGTATCCAAAGCAGCAAAACTGTTGTGAACCCTGTCAACAATAGTAGGGTCATCAACGACGATACTCCAACCAAGAGAAAACAACGGCACCGCAAGAACAATTGTCCAAAACTCATCTTTCCAGCTTGCCGCAGAAGCATCAGCCATCTTGGATTCCCAATCGGCGTCGTTCTGAATAACCTGTAGTTTTGCTTGGTGCTTTGCCTGTGATTGCTCATGCTTGTTGTTGAGGTAACCTCCAACCAAACTGGTTATCGGAGAAATGAGTGCTTGCCAAGCCATTAGAACATTGGAGCCGGAGCTTGTGGGGCAACGTTCATTCCACCACCCATTGGCTGTTGATTAGGCTGTCCAGATGATGCCCCCAGATCCGGCCTAGTTATATTCCCCGCAGAATCCCTGACTTCCCCAGTGTACACTTGACTTGTCGCTTGATTTCCGCCTGCCAAGTTAACGCCTGCTGGTCCAGAGAGGAGTATGGGTTGATCCATACGGCCTCCGCCGATGCTAGATGGGCTGTTGAGTGTGGTAGTAAACCCTTGGTCCGAGGGCTGTTGGGGCGGCGTAATACCCGTCATTGGTTGCATGTTAAACGGCAAAATTTGCGGATTCATAAACTGTCTTAGAGGGCTGTTGAAGCTTCCGCCATACGGATTAGGCGCTTGGTTAAAACCACCAAACCCGCCGCCAAACTGATTAAATTGTTGCTGTGGCATCATCGGGGGCTGAAACCTCTGTCCGCCAAAACCACCACCGTAAGGGTTAAACTGTTGCTGTGGCATCATCGGGGGCTGAAACCTTTGTCCACCAAAGCCACCGCCGTAAGGATTAAACTGTTGCTGTGGCCTCATCGGAGGCTGAAACCTCTGTCCACCAAAGCCACCGCCATACGAAGGTTGTTGGTTAAATTGTTGGTTAAATTGTTGGAAACGATTCATGCCCATGTCGTATTGTTCTGGGCTTAATTGGGCTAACTGGCTAAAAAACCCTCCAATCCCTCCGGTGCCATAAGGGTTTCTGGGTGGAAATCCACCGCCAAAGCCGCCACCGTAAGGATTAAATTGTTGTTGCGGTCTTATAGAGTTTCCAAAAGGCGACAACGAGGGCGGGGGTCGATACGTAGGAAGTTGTCCGGGGGACATTTGTGGGGGAAAGACGTCTGGCACTGCAAGACCATCCAAGAAACCGGGCGGTATGGGATCCCCTATCTGAGGCTGACTATTAGGAAGGAAGGTGTCGCCCGTGTCAGGGTTGATTCCCAATGCCCCGGTGGAATTTCCTGTGTTTGCTGTGCGTGGAGGGCCCAAGCTGTCTATTATCGACTGGAGATTTTGGTTTACGGGTGGCTCGGGCTCATAGCCAAGGTCGCTTATGTAGTTCAATTCTTGTGGCGGCACAAACTCCGGCTCGTAGCCAAGGTCGCTTATGCCGCTTACCTGCTGACCTTTAACTCCTGCCGTGCCCGCAAGCGCCGTGCCTGCATATGGATCTTTGTCGGGCTTTTGAAGACCCCCAAACATCGACTGCATATGCTTTGCATTCGCGGCGGCAATCTGCTCCGGGGTCATCTGACTTGGATCAAATCTCATGGTTTTCTCCTAGCAGCTAGTAAAACGTGAACCACGTAACGCGGCACCCATGCCTCGCTTTTTACCCGTGGTTACTTTACCCATTGCAATATCGGGCGTTTTTTCTACCTTTGCCGAAGCGTATGGAATAGAGCCCTGACCATCAATTACCGCCTTGTTTACCGGCTTAGGCGCGTTTGCCGCCGGAGCGCCGTTCACTTTAACTTTCATATCATTGATTCCTGTCAAACTGTTGTTTGAGTAATTCGCGCTCCAACGCCGCATCAATACGTGCCTGCGTTTGCCGTTCTTGACTAGCAAGCCTTTGCTGGAACTCCGTAGCCTTGTTTTGCATACGTTGTTGATCAAGCTGCAACTCGGCTTGATCCAACTGAGAATCCTGCTGGAACTTTTGTTGGTCCATCTGAAGCTCTTGTTGCTTCAATTGTATCAAAGGATCCGGTCCTTGTTGACCCTGACCACTTACTTCTGCGGCAATCTGCTTTAGCTTCTGGAACTCTTGTGCGTTGATCTGTGCCACCATAGACTCCAGTTGAAGCTCTAATTCCGGCGTCAAAGCCTGCCCGCCCGTTTGTTGCAACATCTGAGCCATAGCCGTTTCTTGCGATTTTAACTTCACGTGTTCAATAACATGCTTCTGTAAAGCCAAACCTACGGGAGGCAGTTGTTGCAACATGGGCGACGATGCGAACGTTAAGTGCGTGCGAATATGAGCATCATGGTCTTGGCCCTCAAATGCTTTCATTTGAACCATATCCATAGAGTCCATATTTTCTTGCGCCGGATCTTTTGGAATCGGCTCATCAGAAGAAGGTGCTATAAGAAGCTTGTCTATGTCATTGATTCCCAACGCTTCGTACATGCGTCGATAGGCTTCGTGAAGGTCGTGAAGCTGTGGCGCTTGCTGGGCCATTTCAAGCTGAGACTGCGCCATTGCAATGCGCTGTGCCTGAGAAAACGTATTCGGATTAGACACCGGAACCACATCTACGCGGTCGTCAAAATCCTCCCGCATAACCGTGCGATCCCCACCAGAAACAGCGTAAGGGTATTCTTGCGGCAAATACTCCGACATCACTTTAGCTAGAAGCCTAAACTCTTGCTTCATGCTGTAGTGCAGGCGCTTATGCACCGCACTCATGACCCGTGAGCCCTGCTCCAATAACGCTACCGTAGTGCCCACAGGAGCCTGCTGGTTGCCGTCTCCAACCTTCATGTCTGTGATTGTGGCAAACCTACGACCTGCATCCACCACAAAGCTTAGAAGCTGCATCAACGTGCCGTCAGGGCCTTTAAAAGGCAACGGCATCAAAGAATCTCGGATCGCGCCCCCCGGCGCATCTACGTCCCTAAATTCACCCGGCTGTAAAGGTTCGTCATCATCTCGGACCCTAAGCCCTCTAGCTTTAAAACCAGCAGGCAGATTAGAGAGAGTGCCAGCATCAATAAGCTGGCGAAGCGCCGCCGTAGCTGTTCTGGATAGGCCGCCAATAGTGTGGATAAGCCCAAGTCCGTAAAATCCAAACCCCGGAAGAAACTTGTAATGGACGAAATACTGAATCTTTCGTCGCCTTTCGTCGTCCTCTTTATAATTTCGTCTAATGGCAAGTATCTGTCCATTATCCTCACTAAGCGTAACAACGTAAGGAATTTTAATTCCCGTTGGTTCACCATCTTCCCCCATCTCCTCAAAACCGGGCAGATCCAAGTTCACATGGCATTCCAACAATGTGCATTCATAATCCAAATGACTAGGCTCTACGCCATTCAGTTTGTCCATCTCATCAGATACTTGACTTGAATCCGACTGAGACGGCAAAACAGGAATGTCTCGGTAAAACCCCATGACCTGACGAATACGCAAGTCATTCATGGACATCTTCACAACCTGAGTAATGTTCTCACATGAATCAAGGTCCGTGGCCCCATAAGGAACAACAATGTCTATTGCCGGAACAAACTTGCTGACCGCACGATCAATCGCTTCATCAAAATACACTTTCTTAAACGTAGAACCCGCCAAAGGCAAGTAAAACAACATCTGATCAAACTCAGGCGTGTATTCCTCCATCACATTCGTGATGTAGTAGTTCATAAACTCTTTTACACGAAACGCCTGCGCTTCATTAGATTTGGTCTTCTCCCCCACGACATGTGTGCGAACAGGACCTGATGGCGGCAAAAGCTCATTAAAAGCTTGCGCCTGAAATTGTGTGGCCGCCTCCGCCAACAACGGATGCGTTACACCCGTCGCGCCACGAAACGGCATCGTGCGCTCCTCGTAGTTGTACCCCAAAAGATCTAAACCCTTGGAATACGCATCCTCCCACTCGGCCCGAGAAGATTTGTTGGCTTCAAAATCATCTAGTAATCCAGAAGATAACTCGCCCAACGCTCTATCGTCCAACTCCTCTGCCAAGTTAGCAGAGAAATCGCCGCCGCCAAGACCAACCATGGCCAACGGATCAAGGTCAACAATGACGCCACCATCTTCCTGCTCCTCAATTTCAATACCCTCTGGGATAATGTCGTTGACAGAACTAATAAAAGTGCCGGGAGCCGCGACCTCTATGTCAAGCTCCATGCTCGCTTCATCAATTTCCGGACCTGCCGCGCTGTCCATTAAAGACGAAAGAAGTGCTTTATCGTCACCGTTTGCCATAAATAATCCCTAGAATTTCCGCGTTATTCTATCACGATCCATCCCAAGGGTTCCCATCGTTGCATCGATCTTGCCATTCAAGCTCCTCAAACGAGGAAATGCCGGTGGGCTCATAATAATCACACATGTCGTAAACGCCATCATTTGTCACATCGCACTGTCTCTGCCACGTGATCATGTCAAACGTAAGGCCCTCGGACCACGGTATATATGTCTCGCACCACTCGGGCGTGCCCACGCCGCCCTGCGCTCCCGTTTCGACAGGAACATGGTCGCGCTTCGTGGTTGGCAAAACTTTGGTTAGCTTTACGTCGCCTTTGCTGTAGCTTTGCATCTGATACAGCTTTGAGTAATTCGTAACATAAACCTTTTCGCTAGGCTCAAGCGTGTACTGCAACCCGTCATCAAACAGTATTACTGTCTGCGCTGTTGCGGCCATCACAACCAAAGCAGCCAAACCTGCGATACACTTTTTCATTCGTTATCTCCTAGTGTATGGGATGTACGCGCCAACGCCGCGCTTGATATCAGATCCATTAAACATGTTTCTCGCAACAGGGGCAAGGCTGCCTACGCCGCCTCCCCTAGCCATTCCTTCTGGCTCCGGGCCTTGTTGGCCTATTTTTAGATAGGGCCTACGATAGTTAGGGTCTATGGGGTATATCATTTTTTCCGCACTAACTTCTGCGGTTGTGGGCGGATATTGTTGTTTTAAGTCAGGATCTTCGCGTCTAGCTTGGACATTTCTAGCTTCAACTTCGCCGGGAACCGCCCTGTATTGCTGTATAGCCGAGTAGTATCTAGTCCTGTTTTTGAAATAATCCTCAGTAGCTTCGCTGTAAAGCGGCAAAAGAGGCCGAACGGTGTCCACCATCTCCAAAACAGCTTCTGGGTCATTCCCAAAAGTCTTCATCAGAGCTTCTAACTCGTATCGTTCGTTGAAGCCGCCCCCTGTTTTTTTGTCTATGGTATTGCGAAGTTCTACTTTCCTAGAAACATCGGTTATTTCAGACAACTCCTCTACGTCTCGTAATAGGTCCGGTACATTTTTATTTTTACGAACTAGCTTAAAAACAAGGGATAATTGGTCCGGTACCTGATAAGAGACTTTTTCTACATCTAGCTTACGAGCAACTTCTTTTTTAAGCTCTTTTTCCAGTGTCTTCTTTCTGTCCCTAACTTCTTTGTCTATCTCCACAAAGTTTTTTGGCAAAAAAGTAGAGGTCGATGCGCCTCTTCTAAAATCTTCCTCAGTCTGTATGGCGTGTTGTAGCTCATGCAGGGCGGTAGAAACCACCGCTTCTCTGTCTTTGCTAGACCGAAGATACATTGTTTTTGTTGTTGCGTCGTAAGCCCCTTTTGTATCTATATCCATCAACGGAACGGGTTTTACTGTGATTTCACGAAATTGTGGATATGCCTCAAAAACTTGTGGGAAATCCAAAACATCATCTAGTTTTAATGTTTCACCGCTCGTAAAGCCCGGACCAAAAAGAGTTTTACCGTCAGACGCTTCAAAACTGGCTTTAATGTCCGCTTTAGATGTGTCAAATTCAACCCGAAACTGGCCATCAGACGGGTCGTAATATCCTCGTTTACTTTGGTTGGCTTGGGCATTCCATAAGTCTTGCCCTTCCAACCCTTGTTCCCGAAGTTTATCTACACGCTGTTGTATGTTTTTAGCGCCTTTTGCCGCTAAACCCCCAAAAATAGCAAAGAATTTACCCACCGGTGTTACGTCTGCGGTGTCTAAGGCAGCAAAGCCATACTCAAGAGCAGAAGGATCTTCACCGTAAGCTTTACGCTCTAAGACGGTAGCAATGCCTCCACCGGGCAACATGAATTCTGCGGGACTGCCCGCCACACGGCGCTCCACCCCACGGAATATTTCCGCAGCCTTGGCCATTAAAGGTGAGTCAGGAGCCTTAATGACGCCGTACTGCTCTTCTGGAGTTACCTCGCCGCCTTCTGCAAAATCAAAAGTGGGGTCCACAGTCGAAGTGTTTTGAG